GCCGAAGGCCATAGATGCCCTGAAGACGCGTCTTTCCCAAAAGCGCGAGGGCAAGTCCGTCAGTTATGCATACCCGCTCTCGATCAACAACTACTGCGTCCGCGCCATGAACCTGGCAGCAGACACCGGGTCCGACAAAGTCACCGAAGAGATAATGTTCGCCATATAAGGAGAGGAGAAAACCATGGAAGAAATTATCCCGACAGTCTCGTTAAAGCTGAAAGAAGCCTATATATGCCCGGAGCCGGACTGCGAACTGATCCGAAAAGGCCCCGGCCCATGCGCCTGCGGAATATCTCAGACGGTTCCTCTGGCGAATACGTATGCCCACAAGAAAAAGCGCGACGGAGAACTGGTAGACCTGATGCAGGCAGCCGGTCGCGTCATGCTGAAGAGCCGCCTGTCGCCGCAGGGACGCCGCCTTGTGTCCGGTAACTTCGAGTGCGATCCGGCGCTCCAGGGCGCTTGCAAAGAGCGCCTTAACTGCCTCGACGGTGGCCCCGTAACACCCTGCCCGATGGGCTGCGGCCCCAAGGAGGCGGCGTAACGTGAAGGTCACCTGCCCAAGCTGCGGTTGTGTGCTCGACACCAAGGCCGCGAAGGATGCCCCGTTACAGGCTTTAAACGGCCTTTACAAGCGGTTTAACCTCGCTGAGAAAACAGCGCGGGAGTACATAAAGCTTTTCGGTGACTGCTACCTCCCGAAGGAAACGCGTCTGGTCGAGGACCTTCTGAAAATATGGGATGGAGGGTACTTTGAGCGCGGCGGGCGCGGCTGGACAATAGACAAGGAGAATGTCGCGCGCTGCATCACCATCGTCTGCAATAACCAGCCGATGCTTAAAGGCGGGCACGAGTACTTGAAGCAGATCATGAAAGTCCACGCGCTCCAGACCTCCCGCCGCGAGGAGCGCGACAAGCACGACAGGGCACAAAGCAGACCCCGCACGAAGGACCAGGGCATGGCTCCGGTTGCGGCGGCGCTGCCGGAGATAACAGACGCGGAGCGGGCGGAGATGAAGGCTCAGATAAAACGGGATAAAGAGAAGCTTTTTGGGAAAAAAGGAGGTACGGCAGTTGAACACATGGGATGAAGTAAACAAGGGACTCAGGCGCATGGGCGAGTTGGTAATCAAGAGGACCATCGCGGCGGCTGAGTACAAGGAGGCCGTTGATAAGGCACAGGCCGTGCTTGACAAGGTGAAGGGACCCGCAGACAAACAGTATGAGACGCTGGAGTCGGAGATAAAAGCCTTTGCGGCTGCTCACAAAGCGGACTTTATCGGGAAGACCAGGACAAGGAAGCTATCCTTCGGCACAGTATCCTGGAAGCTGACGAACGGCAAGGTGCAGTTTAACCTGGCGGAGGACATGGTAATAATGAACCTACGCGAACAGGGACACGAGGACTGTATACGGACGGTCGAAGAGGTCAATAAGGACGTTGTCCAGAACCTGGGCGAAAACGAACTTCTTAAAGCAGGTATTACCATTAAGCGGGCGGATAATTGCACCATAAAGCCGGACATCAAGAAAATACAGGAGGAGGTGGCGGCGTGAGCGATCGTATTAAAACAGGCTGGATGCACAAGAACGGAAGGGCAGTCGTGATATCCACTGGCTTAGGAGACAAGTGGGCACCTTATCTCCTTAAGCCGAACGGATCACAAAAGCGCCTGCCCGGTTTTACCGACCGCGACACGCATAAACAGGCGATGAGGGACCTTGAGAACTACAAGGGCAAGACGCTGAAACGCCTGCCGGGAGCGGAGGCGGCATCATGAAGAAGCCAGCTCCAACAGTAGGCAGGATGGTCCACTATAGGGCCTGCGACGGCAATGATTACGCCGCGATCATAACGGTAGTGCTGGCGGACACGTCGCGTAAGAATGGGGTGTGGACGGTATCCATGACTGTATTTAAAGGGCTTAGTATCAGCTTCAGACTGGCAGTAGAGGAAGGCGATGGCTCCGGCCAATGGCACTGGCCGCCCAGGGAAGAGGTGAAGGCGTGAAAGACGGCACTGTGAGTTACCCGCATGCCTTGGACGGAAATACTGGCACCGTGCATGCCCGAGTTCCGGTTGAAGTATTCGGACACCGAGTACTCGGAGATAGATGGTACAAGAAGAGCCTTTGCGGCTTGGACGGCAAGGGCCTGATCATCACAACGGCAGCGGTTGACTGCCCGGCCTGTTTGCAGGCCATAACTAAAAACGGAGGTGTGTAATGGCGGACGTAAAGAAAAAGGCTTCAAAGTTGACCAAGGCGGAACTGGTTACGATGGTGGCGGCGCGTACAGGCTGGCAAAAAAAAGATTCCATGACGGCCCTGGACACGATTATCGGCGAGATGCAGTCAGCATTCACGCATGGCGACACCGTTGCCATAAAGGGTTTCGGGACGTTTACGGTCAAGGAGACCAAGGCCCGCAACGGACGCAACCCGGCGACCGGGGCGTCGATAAAGATACCGGCAGGACGCCGCGTAAGCTTCAAACCGTCAAAAGACCTGCTCGGATAGGCCGAAACGCCGGGGCCTCGGCCCCGTGCGTCGCACCGTATGGCGGTGCCTGATGAGGCCAGGAGGTTACATGATTCTTTATGATAGGACCCACAATGGCAGACGGTACATAGCGGCAACGGAGAGGCCGGATTTAAGTATGGCCTGTATCATGAGCGGCTTGCCGACGTTTTTTATCAAAGAGAAACCGAGCCCGGTCCACGGGACGCTCCATTACATGGTCCTGTGGGGAGACGCGGCGAAACAGTTCACAAGGAGGGATTTGTACAGATGAACGACTCCCGCAATCCAGGCTGGTACTTCACATATTGGCAGGCCGGTAAAAAGGCGGAAACGTCCAGTGATAAAGGCCCGTTCGAGAACCTGTATGCGGCCAGCAAGGCAAGACGGGCAATGTTTCGCGAGCCTGTCAACCTGCTGTGTGACACGCCTTTCTGCGTGTTGCCGAAGCTGCTGAAATGAAGACTGACCAGCTCGACATATTCACCGCCCCGGCTCCCCTCGCTGTGATCCACGGCGATTCCCTGACAAGGGAAGAGGCTGCGGTCCTGCGGCTCCTGGAGGGCCACAAGGGCCACGCAAACGCCGTGACGGGTGAAATGCTGGCAGGTGAATTGAATATGGGCTACAACGCCGTCAGGGACGTCATACGGCACCTGCGTAAGCATCACCGGCTGTTGATCGGCGCGACGAACACGAAGCCTCAGGGCTACTTCATGGCGGTGACGCCGGAGGATATGGACCTTGCACTTAGAAACATGATCCGCCGCGCGATGTCGATGCTGGTGATGGCGGCGCAACTCAAAAAAGTAAGCCCCGAGGAAATATTTGGACAGGCAAAAATGGAACTGGAGGCGAAAAATTGCAATACCACAAACCAAGCGCCCCGATAGGTAATAACGAGAAGGCAATCCTTCATATAGCGATGGAAGACTTAAAGCTCTCGCGGAACATCTACGAGACGATCCTGTTCGTGAATGCCGGTGTTACCTCAAGCCGGGACCTCACATGGGGCGGCTACGAGAAGGTGCTGGACCGCTTCAAGGAGTTGGGCTTCAAGCCACGCAAGGCGAAGGTAAAACGCGAGCGCAAACCGACCCTGCCGCCGAACATGACGGAACTACCGACCCGTGAGCAGCTCGGCATGATATCCGGCCTGGAGGGCGATATCAAGTGGCGCGTGAGCTTTAAAGATTTTCTGAAAAGCCGTTTCGGCTGGGACAGGCCGCGCACAAAACAGGATGCACAGAAGGTTATAGAGGCGCTTAAATCCATGACCAGGAGACAGGCTGCATGTCCGAGGACATAAAAGACTGGCGCGAGGGATTGAGCCTCGACGACTTTCCGGATATCTACCGCGACATAGCGGAGTTCATCGGCATGCCAGCCGCGCTCGAACTCGGCGAGAAGATGGGAGGCGAACCCTTTTACCTCCCCAAGATCGACGCCTTCTTGGTGAAAAAACGAAACCAGTTAATCAAGGCCGACCTTGCGGCTGGAATGTCTTATAGACTCCTCGCCCGCAAGTATAAAAAGTCTGTCCGCTGGATCCGCGAGATAGAGAAAACAATCAAGGATGACCGGCAGATAGACATGTTTTAACACCCCCTCGATTTGTGAAGTGCTTCACTCCACTCCCCGAAATTAATGATGTAAAGTAGGCCCCATAATATTTATGGGGCTTTTTTAGTTTGTGCAAACGGACAGGAGAAATCATGAAAAAGCTGCCGCACTACATGTCTTAGATTCACCTCCCAACCTTTTCTGGCCTTTTGGCATTCGGGGCGACTTTAAAGCCCCACAACTTAATAACCATCAGGGACACGATGCCCGACCTCCACGGATACAGTGAGACTTACCGCGACGCAGTAGAAATACTGAGGACCGCACCAAAGGAAGTCGTACTGGCCGTGAAAGAGCTTGCCGCCTCGGGCTGTATAGAGTGCCCGAATGACGGCAAGTTCCCAAGGCTTTGCCAGGCAATCATAGAAGAGAAAAGGAGCGCAGCATGAGCGTCCCGAGGAAAATAAACCAGGTCATAATTCATTGTTCCGACTCCACCTTCGGCGACGTGCCGCAGATACGCTCCTGGCATACGATGCCGCCGCCGCACGGGCGCGGTTTCTCGGACATAGGCTACCACTGGGTAGTCCTGAACGGCCAGATAACCCCCAAGGTACCCTACCAGACGGGTATGGACGGCGTCATACAGGCCGGACGCCCAGAGAATGTTGTCGGCGCGCACTGCGAAGGCCACAACGCCCACAGCCTCGGGGTCTGTCTCGTCGGGATAGACAAGTTCACCGGCAACCAAATGGAGAAGCTTCTGGTCTTCCTGCTGCACTACTGCGCGGTCAAGGGCTTAGAGGCCAGTGACGTGATCGGCCACTACGAGACCGACACGGGCAAGGCCCAGGGGAAGACCTGCCCGAACTTCGACATGGTCCCCTTCCGCAAGGAGCTGGCGGCAAGGATCGAAAGAGAACGTCAGGCAAAGAGTGGAGCGCCGTCGAAGACGGCTTAATCATAAGGAGGCCGATGTGTCAGTAGTCAACAAGGATGTTCTTCAGGACATGGTAGCCGTCGAGTATGAAAATGGCGAGTTCCCCGCCACAATCACAGGCTTTTTTGTGGAAGGCCACATGGCGGGTATACCAGGCACGTACCAGTGGGATAAGGATTCCGCAGAATCCAAGAAGGTAGTAAACAACCAACAGGAGCTTAGGGACGCCATCATGCTTTTGGTGGATAGGCTGTTCCCGGCCCCGACATCACCAGCATAGGAGGACGTATGGACGAGAAAGAAAAAGGTATGGACCTTAACCACCTGGAGCCGGAAGGCCCGGCAGCCGGGCAGGAAGTCCACGTACCGGAAGAGCACGGCATGGCGGAAGCCCCAGCGGCCCCGAAGACTGATGTCACGGCAGAAGCAGAACACGGAATGACCGAGGAGCCGCGCAGGCCAGAGGAGGGCGAATAATGGACCCGAAGGCATTTTATTACTCGAAGACGCTGTGGGTAAACCTCATAGCGATGGCGGCGATGGGATTGCAGAGCTATTACGGGCAGGTGGTACTGGATCCGACCGCCCAGGTTGCAATCCTCGGTTTCATAAACGTGGCCCTGAGGATTGTAACTAAAACGCCTGTCGCATGGTCGGCGGATAACAAGGGCCATGCCCGTCTGTCTGTCCTGGCGCTCCTGTCCGCTCTGATGCTTACCGTGGCACTGCTTGTGTCCGGCGGCTGCGCGGGTACGAACGCCAACAAGGCGGTGACCGCCGCCGAGATCACCAACGCGTCGATAAATAGCACAGCTGCGGCGCTTGAGGACCTCTGCAAGTCAGGAACTATAAAACCGGCAGACTGCCAGAAAATACAGGTCGTTTACGACCGGCTGAAGACTGCCGACGACTCGGCGATCCATATCATGGCGGCCTGTATACAGGCCGGTCAGGACCCGAAGTCGAGCCCGGACTATAACGCCGCCACGGCCGAAGCCGCTGCGGCCGCCGCCGACCTATTCAAGCTTGCCACGGACCTCGGCGTCATCAAGGGAGGTGTAAAGTGAGCGCAGCCATGTTGGAACTAATCATACTGGCCCTTGAGAAGGGCATCCCTGCCGGGATAACGCTTTATAACGAGATAGCGGACTCCATTGCAGCATCCAAGGTAGTCGGGGCCGACGAGAAGGTGTCCCTGCTTCTCAGGCTGACGAAGATAAGCCTTCCTGAACGGCACTTCGTAGCTCCCGCCGCTCCGGAATCGGCGTCGTAGTCAATCAGGTCAATCTCTGCTTTCCCTGCTGCCCGAGAGATCGGGGGGCTGGGTGAACTGAGAACCTTAACCTGGAGGAACATTGGACACATTCAAAGATCTTGGAGTTCTCCTGCAAATATTGCAGTCTGTCGGCCCGGTCGGCCTGTTGGTTTATATCTACTGGAGCGACCAGAGAAGTATTAAGAGGATTCAGGATGAAGCCAGCCAGCGGTTCGCGGCAATGAAGGAGATGTACGAGTCTAACGTCACCCTGGTTAAGAATTACGAGAGCATTTCAAAGGCGCTGGTCGACCTGGTGACGCTGAATACGCAACACCTGACCACAGTTGAACAGAAGATCGACAGTAACCAGTTCTGTCCATTCACCAGGACGAAAAAGACACTCAGGGAGGATATGTCTTGAGCCAGGAGAGGTTAATGCTGAAGGGACGCCTTGCCGAGGCGGAACAGAATAAGAAGAACCTCAAAATCAGGATCGAGGCGCTTATCCGGACTATGCGGGTAGAACTCGATCCTTACAAGGACCCTCTCGACACCAATATCCTGGCTGTCGCCGACGAGATGAACCTCCTCCTGGCGGCGCACAGGGATTATGCCGAGGTTACGGCCCTGATAGAACGGCTCAAGAAGGACCTGGGGGAATAATGGCTTACAAACCCGAGGCCATAGATAAGGCATTCCGCCTGTTTTGCCAGGGCGAGCCGCACGAGGCCATCGAGGCGGCGATGAAGAAGGAATACCCCGCCTGGTCCCGCCAGCTCCTTTACGGCGAGGAGGGATGGATAAAGAAATACAACTGGGAAGAGCGCCGGGCCAAGGCCGACGCTAAAAAGCAGGACCTGACAGACGCGATCGAGAACACCGAGGAGCTGATGGTCAAGGCCATAACGTCCGCCATCACCTCCCTTTCGGAGAAGATCGAGACGCAGGGCTCCCAGGTGAACGCGCAGGACCTCGCGCAGCTCAACAAACTGTCCGGGACCCTGAATAACATACGAAAGCGCATGGATATGGGCGGAGGTGCTGATAAGCCCGCCCTGTTTATCGAGTTCCTGACTGGGCTTGTGGGCTTCCTTAAAGAGAAGGACGCGGACTACGCAGAGCAGTTTGAGATGTATTACCTGGACGAATTCATCGAGAGGATAAAGGGCTAACGTGGACCTTCAGCTTTTTAAGAAGAAAAAGCTAACAGAGCGCGAGTTCCTGAAGGAAGTCGACCGGCTCCGGCGTCTTGTCCGGGAAGGCGTCGATAGCTTCAAGGACGATACCGCCGACAAGAAAAAAGCCCGCAAGGAGCGCGCTGAGACGGACGTCCTGTACTTCATGGAGACCTACCTCCCGCATTTCTGCGACGAGCCGTTTGCGGAGTTCCACCAGGAGCTTATCGACCTTGCCGACCAGGCAAAGACTACCGCGCCTATGGCGGGCGACGCCCCGCGCGGCCATGCCAAGTCCACGATCATAAGCTTCGGCTACGTCCTGCACAAGATAGTCTTCAAGAAAAAGAAGTTCATTATCGAGGTATCCGAGACCGAGACCCAGGCGGCAGGCATAACCGCCGCGCTTATGGTGGAGCTTGAGGAGAACCCGAGAATAAAATCAGATTTCGGCAGGCTCAAGGGTGCGAGCTGGTCCGAGAACGATTTTACGACCTCCACCGGCATAAGGATCCTCGCGCGCGGCTCCGGCCAGGCTATACGCGGCTTGAAGAACGGCCCGCACAGGCCGGACCTGATAATCATCGACGATATCGAGTCCGACGAGTCGGTAAAGAACCCCAAGCGTATAAAGGCCACTATCAAGTGGATCATGAGCGCGGTAATCCCTTCTCTCCATCCCAAGATCGGCGCGCTCTTTGTCGTAGGTACCATGCTGGCCAAGAAAAGCGTCCTGGCGGAGCTGAAGGCTAACGCGCAGTTCACGCCCTTCCACTTCCAGGCAATAAAAGAAGACGGGACACCGCTCTGGCTGCAGCGCTTCAGCATCGAGTACCTGAATAATATGAAGGTCCTCGTTGGAACAAAGGTATTCAACGCCGAATATATGGGCAACCCGCAGGAAGACCAGGCGGCTTTTGATGGTGCGTGGCTTGAGAACTTCTACGAGGAGTCCGACCTTGCAGGCAAGGAGCTGGTGACGGTCACATACGCCGACCCGTCAAGCAAGTCCGGAGAGCACAACGACTTCAAGGCCGTAGTAACCGTCTCGGTATGCCCGGAGGCGATATACGTTCGCCACGCCTGGATAAGACATGCAACCCCGGATGGCCTCGTCAGCGCACTCTATGACCAAAAGGAGAACTACAATCCGGATGCGATAGCCTCCGAGGTCAACGCAATAGGCGAGTTCCTCAGGTCGGCCCTTGAGCTGAAGGCACAGGAGCGCGGCTATCCTTTAAGCCTCACAGAGATCACAACCTCGTCAAACAAGGTCGGACGCGTTACCCGCCTGTCGCCGCTTGCCGAGCATAAAAAGATTTTCTTCATCAAGGGCCACTCAGACCAGGACCTTTTGCGCGAGCAGCTTGAGGCCTTCCCGTCCTCGTCGGTCAATGACGACGGCCCGGACGCCCTGGAGGGCGCGATAGCCCTGGCGGAAAGCAAGTCCAGAAAGGCTATGGGCAGCATGAAGGACCCCGAGGACAAGCGTCGCGGCAATGGATTGCTACAGAAATTCGGACTTGGCGGCTTTGGAAGGAGGCGCAATGCTTCGGCGGCTTAAGAGCTGGCTCAATAACCCGAGAGGGACGTACAACGAAAGACAGGAACGCACCATCGAGTCCCTTGTCAATCAGAAGGTATCGGAGACCGTCGAGAATATGCGGGCCTCGGCCCCTATCTCCATGCTGGCCGACCAGAAGGATGTCGGCTGGAGGAGGCTCACGGCTGACCATACGCGGGACCTGGACCCGATGTCCAGGTACCAGATGATCCGTGTCGCGGAGTACCTGGCCGTGGCAAACCCGCTGGCCAAGTGGATCCTCGACCTTTCAAAGGACTTCGTATGCGGCAAAGGTTTTACCATAAGCTCCGACAACGAAGAGGTAAAGACCTGGCTTGACGACTTCTGGACGGACCCTGCCCACAACCTTGACCTGAACATCGGCAGGCATGCAAAGAACCTCAGCCAGTACGGCGAGCTATGCCTGCCCGCTTTCGTGAACGAATACACCGGGCGCGTGAAACTCGGTTTCATCGACCCGATGGTTATCGAGGACGTAATTGCGGACCCCGGCAACGCGCTTGTGGCGATCGGCGTGGTCCTGATAGGCCGGATAGACGGCAAGCAGGTGAAGCTGAAGACGATTCTGCCGGGCGCGGATGAGGATACCCTGTCGCCTGACGCTATAGCGCTCAGGGAGACCTTTACGGACGGCCAGTGCTTCTACGCCGCCATAAACCAGCCAGGCGCTTCGTGCAGGGGCATATCCGACTTCTTTGCCCTGGCCGACTGGATGGACGGTTACGACCAGTATATGTGGGCGAACATGGAGAGGGCCGACCATCTGAATAAATACGTCTGGGACGTCGAGCTGACCGGGGCCGACGACAAGGCAATCGATGCATGGCTTGCAAAGAACGGTGACCCGAGGTCGGGCAGCATGTTCGCGCACAACGAAAAGCTTAAGATGAGCGCGGTGTCTCCGGACCTGAAGGCGGTCGATAACGCGGAGCAGACACGGATCTTCCGCAACCACATCATGGGCGGGGCCAACATGCCGGAACACTGGTATGGCGGCGGCGGCAACGTAAACAAGGCGACGGCCTCCGAGATGGACACGCCGACGATGACGCATTTCGCGAGCCGCCAGGGCGATCTCATAAACCTTACATATCAGGTCCTGGACTTCGTGATCGAGCAGGGTATCAGCCACAAGATGGTTGCGGACTCCGAGGATGCCTATACCTACAAAGTAGAAACGCCGGAGCTGGCAACCAAGGATATTGCAAAGATATCGACCGCCCTGCAACAGATAACCACGTCCTTGACCCTGGCGAAGAGCAGCAGGTTCATAGACAGCAAAAACGCAAGCCGGACCTTCTGCAACTTCCTGTCACAGATCGGGACGGATGTGGACGCGGATGAGGCATACGCTGCCGCCCAGGGGGAGGCCGTAACGGACAGCTACCAGGACTACCGGAACCCCTCAAATACGGTTCCACCGCCACAGCCCCAAAATCCGCTGAAGGGGGCGATTGCGCGCAAAGGGGCGCGCCGACCGTCGAGGCGGGTTTATAAACGTTTATAAACGCCTTTAACGGCGCTTTTTAGAGGTATGCGAGAGGTGAATGTCAATATCAGACGCCATAGCCCAGATTATCCGGGAAAAAGACCGGGGCATCCTGTCCGGAGAGCAGGCCATGTTGAAGGTCCTGGAAGAACTCCGAAGGGACACCCTGGCACAGATCGCCGGGGCCTCGACGGAATGGCAGGCCTCATATTTGCCGAAGTACATGGCGGCTGTCGAGGACGCGGTGAAACGGTGGAAGGTGAAAGCCGCCGCAGACATTGCATCGAAACAGGAGGATATGTGGTCGTTCGGACGGGAACTGATAGAAAAGCCGCTTTACGACGCAGGGCTGGCCGTGGCACTGCCGTTCATCTCGACGCATGTGCTGGAACAGATGCAGGACTTCGCAAGGCTGAAGATCTCACAGGTGGGCTCGGACGCGATGTACAGGATCCAGTCGGAGCTTACGCTCGGCATGACGGGTGCAAAATCGTCGCAGGATGTGATTGCGGCGGTGGGAAGGAACCTCGACAACCCGTCGATCTTCACGTCCATCAGTGCGCGCGCCCTGGCGATCACGAAACACGAGTCCGGGAAGGTGTTCAGCAAGGCCAGCCAGGAGAACATGGCCGAGGCGAACAAAACCCTGAAGGGCGAGTTGCGGAAGCAATGGAGCCATGCCGGACACCCGAAGGCCGCCCGGACTTCGCATTTGGAAGCGGACGGACAGATCGTAGGCGTGGACGAACCTTTCATACTGCCAGGTACCGGGGTGGAAATCATGTACCCGAGGGACGATTCCGCGCCCCTCGAGGAGACTATGGGTTGCGGGTGCGATAGCCTGCCCTTTATGTATCAATGGGCGGAAGTGGGATAAACGTTCAAAACCAAGGAGGGAAAAATGGCCAAGAAGCAAAAGGTGAAAGTAGGCGACCAGGAAATTGAAGAGGAGTTTGATTCTAAATGGCTTAAAGACGTGATGGTGACGGACCACGTCGAGAAGCCGGTTGTTAAGAACGGAAAGACAACCAAAGAGACGACAAAAGTCGCCGAAGCCCGCGAGGCCACAGAGGCCGACGTCCTGGACTGGTCGGACAAGGGCGATACCGTCGTGATCGTGACCAAGGATGGCCGGAAACTGTCGGTCAAAAAATAGGAGGCTCCATTGGACAAACTAAAGGAACAACTGGAGGCATTGAAGGCGGCGGCTTCGGCGCTTCCCTCAGACGCGCCCCAGGCGGACAAGGACCCGCTTATTGCCGAGACGAGAGAGCTTCTTGCCGCAGGTTCCAGAAACTCGATGGCGGACATGGGCCTCATGCAGCAGATGATGGACCTGCTGAAAACGCTCATGGGTGAGGAGGCAGGCGAACCGGGCGAGCAGGCGATGATGGCAGCGGAAATAATGGAGCTGGTCGGCGCGGCGGACGCCGGTGAGACCCCGGAGTCGAGAGGTTCTACCTGGGACATCAGGATAGTGAAGTACGGCCTGACCAAGGATGGTAAGGATTTTTACTCGACGGAGGCCCTGAAGGCCGCAACTGGCATTTATGAAGGCGCGCGGGTATTCGCCCTGGGAGAAAGCCAGCATGTTGATCCAGCCAAAAGCCCAAAGTACGGGAAATCGGTGAAGGAGATCGTCGGCTGGATAGACAACGTGAAGGCGGGGGCGGACGGCCTTTATGGCACGTTCCATATCACGCCTGCTGCGAAGTGGCTCAGGGATACGGTAGTGGATGCCTGGAATAAGGGCAAGAAGGACCTGTTGGGATTCTCAAACGACATCACCGGGTACGTCACAAAAAAGGTAATTGACGGCAAGAAGGTCCGGTACCTTGAAAAAGTAGTATCGGCTGAAGTGGACGTGGTGCACTCGCCCATTGCGGGCGGGGAATTTTTACGCATGGTAGCCGCACAGGAGAGCGGCGGAAAGGAGCATCAAATGTTACACAGGCTTTTAGCCGCCCTCGAAAAGGCGCGGCCCGACGAGTACGGCAAGATAAAGGCGAAGCTTGAAAACAAGGAGACGGTTACGGAGGACGAGGTGTTGAACCTTCTGGCAGCCGCTCCGGCAGCAGGCTACACGATGAAGGGGGCAAGCCAGGCCGACCTCGACACCCTGGCCACCGGCCTTACGGCTGTAAGGCTACAGGCATGCGCCTCGGAGCTGCGCGCGGAGCTTGCCGAGTCCGGACTTCCGGAAGCGACAAAGGGAAAACTCAGGGCCGCTTTCGAGGGCAAGGAGTTTAAGACGGAGGACCTTAAGGCCGCGTTTGTCGCTGAGCGCGAGTACCTGGGCAAGATAACCGAGTCAGGCAGCCCGGTTGCCTTCGGCGGCAGGGTCGAAGTCACCAGCAGCCCGGAACGCCTCCAGGCCGCATTCGACAAGATGATCGGTCTCGACGTAGACGACGAGAAATTCAAGGACGTCCCGGAATTCGAGGGACTGCGCGCCGCATACACCAGGATCACCGGCGATACCGGCATCACAGGCGACCCGAGGAACTTCAGCAGGGAATACGTGAGGATGTGCGCCGCGAACGAAGGCGGCATAAGCACAAGCTCATTCCCGGTGCTGCTCGGCAACACGCTCTACCGCAGACTGATAGCGGAGTACCGCAGGTCTACATACGGCCTGGAGAGGATCATATCCTTCACCCGCAAGGCCGTGGACTACAAGACCATGCAGTCTATCAACATCGGCTATTTCAGCGATATCCCGGCTGTCGATCCGCAGGTCAGCGATTACACCGAGATAAACAGCACCAGCATCGGCGAGGACGTGTCCAGCTATAACATCGCCAACAAGGGCGTTATCCTGACGGTGACCAGGCCGACCATACTGAACGACGACTTGGGCTCGGTACAGAAGCTGGTCCAGAGGATGGGACGCGCATTCATACGCACCAGGGCGAAAAACGCTTGGAACCTCCTGATAAACAACTCGACGTACCAGCCGGACGGGCTTGGGGTGTTCCACGCCAACCACGGCAACCTCGGTTCCACGAGCCTTGGCGGGACGCTTGCACAGGACGAGGCCGCGATATGGGCTGCGATACTTGCCCTCGCGAACATGACAGAGCCGGGTTCCGGTGAGAGGCTCGGAACGGACTTCATAGGGTCCAAGCTTACACTGGCGGTCCCGCACGAGCTGGCGGGCGCCGCGATCGCGCTCAACCAGGCCAAGTACCTGGACAGCTCCTTCACGCCGAACAGGCTCTTCCAGAGGTTCGGGGCAGACAACAAGGACATCCTGACCCAGCCGATTATGACCGACACGAACGACTGGATGCTGATAGGCGACCCGTCCGAGCGCGAGATCATCGAGTCGGCGTACCTGAACGGGGAAGAGCCGCAGATGTTCGTAGCGGACGTCCCCACGGTCGGTCAGATGTTCGTGGCCGATAAGATCCAGTACAAGGGCCGCCACGAGTACCAGGACGTGGTGGTGGAATACAGGAACGCATACAAGTGCGTTAAGGCATAGGTTTAACAGTCATTTAAAATTCAAAGGGGGCCGGAAGGCCCCCAGAAAGGAGCCTCAAAGTGAAAAGGCTTTTCTTCAAAGACTATATGCTCTCGATCGTGTTCATGGCGCTTTTTGTAGCCATGCTCATGGTCACCAACGGCGACCCGGCATTCGCGGCGGGAGCCGACACTACCGACAACCCGAGCGCGTCCTCCCCCACTTATCAGGTAATTGTCCTCCCTATCATGGGGACATTCACCGGCAGCTCCACAAAGGTCGGCGTAGCCAGGCTCAGGGCGCACTGGCCTATGTATGTGCTGGCATGCCACTCTGCCGTGCAGTACACGGACGCGAAGGCGGCGAGGTTGCAGCACCGGTTGGTATACAGTAACGGCACCTCCGTTTTCAGTAACCTGAGTTCCAGTAACCAGCTTGTGAGCGACAAGGTCGGCAAAACCGTGAAAGACGAGACAGATATAAGGGTTGACCTGATAGGGCCCGGAGCCGGGCATACGGTGAAAAACCCGACGCTGGACATCGCGATAAAGCGGCGTTAAACAAATTCTCTGCTTTCCCTGACCCCGGAGTTATCCGGGGCATGGGTAAACGAAGAACACGGAGGCATGATGAACATAATTAAAATAGCGATTGTAGTGCTTTTAGTACTCGGCCTCACAGTAGGCATCTGCACCGGGCAGGACGGCGGGGATACGTTTAACATCTCGCCTCCAAGCAAGATTGAAGGCACGGTCGACCAGGCCCACGGCCCAAGCATGAAGGCCGCTATCATTGGGAGCGTCCGGTTGCCGGTTAAAAGCGACTATAAGACCATCTTTTACCAGTTCACCGGCCTGATAGCGGCGGGTACGTCCCGGAAGGTGACTGCGGCAAATTATATCATGGACAATTCCACCAGCCTTCACCCCTTTCCGTGCCAGATAAAGATTGACTACATCTCTGTCGTCGCCTCGGCGGCTACGACGTCTTGCAGGCTGTGGTTCTATAACCGTGGGACCTATGAGGGTTCCGGCTACTCCATGGACACCTTCGCGGCCTCGGTGAACTTTGCTACCCTGACAGCCGCCCCATACGGGACGGACTATTTGCAGGACACATTGTGCGGATTTCCGCTTATCAACCTGGATAAAAGCAACACTATACCGTTCGTCATAAAGAACACGGGTGCGACACCGTCGCGGTTTTACATCGGCATCACTTATCAATAGGAGGGAAATAATGAAAAGAATTTTCGTTGCATTAGTTTTTTCACTACTCGTTTTAAATGCCCTTACCGCTTGCGCGGCGGGCAAGGTCGGGACTATGAGTATCGGCGATCCCATAACGCCGGATCCGCCCATGACTATGGGGAATTCCTGTGCGGACCTCACGTCGGAAGATTACCTTAACGTGGTTCCCGCCTGCGGCCAGTTCTGGAAGCTGTCCGAAGTCTCAATAATCTCCGGGAATAGCGTGACTTTCCCCGCCCCTCTGCACCTGATTGTGCAGGAAAGCGGGGTGGTTATAAGACATAGCGTCTATAACACCCTGTCGCAGCTTGAAGCGTCGGAGGGCGTATTGCCGCTCGGTGACGGTATAAAGATAACCATTAACCTGATGAACAGGCTGGTGCAGTTAGGATATGAGACCTGCGACCACGTATGGCTCTATTTTGAGGGGTACGGTAAGGCAACGGGCGGGGGCTTTACCGCCTGCTCGAACGTCTCAGCCTACCCGGACCCGCTCGGCTGTTACAGCCTCACATGCCCAGCGCCGCTTGAAGGCCACAGCCTGTGAAAAAGGCCCTGCTTGCCGTAACCGTATACGTCGCACTGCTTGCCTGTTTCGGGGCCGTAGCCTCGCAGGGCTATGTCCAGAACGGCGTATCGGTTACGGGTGCGCACGGCAACTATACAACGATGGGGCCCTATTTGAATTGTCAGGTCTGCCATTTTGTGCAGCCGACGACGGTCGTTATCGTTCACACATACACCAGTTGGACGGTCCACCACACGGTGCCGTATGTCTATAACAGCACAACAACCGTTGACCGGCATAAGAACTATACATCGTTTTTCAAGGGGTTCACCGGGGGCAAGAACCCGAGGCCGGGAGTCTGCCTGGCCTGCCATAACGCGTCGACAGCTCGGTTTTCTTATTCGACCACGGCGTATGCGCGTTCCAAGTCCAAGGCAGTGGCACAGAATTCCGCTACTCATACCCGGGGGGTGTACTACAACAGGCGCGACGCCGTCAGGTACTTGCTTAAAACGTCGGTTGCGCCGCTGTTTTCATATTCCATAACCTGGAACACAAATAAGACTGTGCCAAAACTGTCCCCGGTAAAGAACTGGGGAACATCGAAGGTATCCGCAAAAGTGGGGTTTGTGAGCACGGTCAATAACTGCATGGACTGCCACTGGCCGCATAGTTCGGTCAAGGCCAAATATCTCAGATGAGGAGCGCCATGAGCGGGTTCGACTTCAAGGGTAAATTTATAAAACTGCTTGCCCCCGGCAGGCAAAGGGCGGCATGGCCCGGCTGCACTGCTTATGCCGACATGACCGAGGCCAAATGCTCGGAGTCCATGCACGAACTCGCCGGGTGTTTTCTTTGCAAGGTCCGCAGGCGTGAGCAGGCCTGCAGATATAAGGCCAAGGCCCGTCAGGTTGCCGCAACCTGCGCGTTGACTATATTCCTGCTTGCGATGGTTGCTGCTGGCGCAAGCGCCCTGGGCACAAGCTCTATCTGGCATGGCAAGGTTTATTCAACCACCAGGCAGTACGGCACCGTTAAAATAATCAACGAGAGCGGCGCGGTAGTCAAAACCATAACGCTTAAGGGCTTCCCCAACTATACGAGCAGCATAGCGTTTGGGAACTGGAGCACGCCGTCATCTGCTGGTGTTTATACTGCCCTCTATAATATGAGCAGCATTTACGGGAAAACGTCTTATACCCGGACCATCCAGGTGGATTCGACGGCCACGGTGAACGTGGACGCCAGGAGCATGTGGAACTATACCGGGACAGGTGGCAGGACCCTTACGAGTGCACCAAGCTCGCTGACGCTTGCACAGATCGAAGCGTCGAACGTGCTTCTTAAAAAGACGGGAACATCTACTACCAACCAGATTGCAATCTCGTCTGACAATAAAGTCGACATGATTGCGACCATAGACAACGACGCTATGGCCGACGCGGTGTGGCGCAGACCGCTTGGTAATTATACGGGGACAGGCCAGGCGGGCAAGAAATTAAACTCTCTTTCTGGTGGCGGCGGGTCGGGTTTTGTGAACTGGAGCACAGGGGCCGATTATTTTGCAACCAGGTTCGGCATCGGCCCCTGGGGCGGCACAGTAGGCAGCGGCGATACGGCCGTCGATGAGACATTCGGTGCTACGCAGCTCAACCCGACTCCGCTCCTTTCAAACGTGAACGGGGTTCCGACCGGAGGCGTCCGTATCCGGGCATACCTGAAGGCCGATTATGATGCCAGGAGCTACACCGTCAAGGCGAGCACGTCGAGCCTCGACAACGGCAGGTGGGCCAACCGGCTGTGGCTGTCGCATGGGGTTGCCTACACCATCGAATATACATACGCTGGCCGGAGCAGCACGGCCAATATAACGCCTTAGGAGGCACTATGCCTATAAATATTGAGACAGGCGGATCTAACCTGACGGCCCTGGCGCAACTGCGCACAAAGGATTCGTCGAGGCTGGCAGCCCCGGACTGGGAACAGGCCGCTGCCCTGGCACTCGCCCGTTACAGTAAGGACCGCCCCCGAGAGGTTGTTGCCGACATTAACGGCGACGGCGGCCATGACTACGCCCCTCCATCCGGCTGGGAAGCGGACTTTTCGGAGCTTAAGGACATCGAGTACCCGGTCGGGCTTCAGAACGCGGCGTTTCTCACGTCACAAGACGATTTCACTGTGTACAAGTCCCCGACCGGGCAGGTCCTAAGGCTAATGAGGATGAGCCTGCCATTGGGCGACAGCATGAGGGTTACGTTCACAACCAGGCATATCGACGAGACAACGGTCCGGGCCTCCGACCTGGACGCCCTGGCAAACCTCGTAGCCGCTGAGGCATGCGAGACGCTATCAAGCGACTATGCAAAGACGAACGACTCTACCATCCAGGCGGACGTCGTGGACCACAAGTCCAGGAGCGCTGAATATGCCTCTCGCGCCAAGCAGCTACGGAAACTATACGAGGCGCATGTCGGCGTGGACAAGGATACGTCCCAGCCTGCGGCCTCCGGTACCACCCATATGCACAATAACTTCCCGGACGGCTCCGACTTCCTCGTCCACCGGAGGAGAAGGTATTAATGGACTTCGTGATCGAGTACTCGACCTACAACGCCATATTCAAGACTCCAGGCATCGTGGGCGAGATAATGCGCAAGCGGCTCTACCAGTTTATACAGGGCTCGATCCTGTATGCCGAGCGCGAGATAAAGGAACGGACTCCCCAGGGCGTCATGGGCATGGAAGGCGGGTTGCGCGGAAGGATCTTCTCGGAAATGCGCGGGAACCCGGCAAACCCGATCGGAATAGTGGCCGCACCTTCGGCTTATGCTCTTCCGATCGAAGAGGGCCGCAGGCCCGGCCAGAAGATGCCGCCCCCGGCAGCGCTCAGGACCTGGGTCGAAAAGTTCCTGAACGTCCCAGAGGAATACTCGGCAGGGGTGGCCTTCGTAGTGGCGCGGTCAATCGGCAAGAAGGGCTTTCCCGGCAAACATATGTTCCGGGACGGCATTAAGGCGACGATGCCTCACATGGAGTTTGCGTCCAAGGAACTGGGCATCACCATCAAGGCAGACCTGGAGAAAAGGGGATGAGCGAGGCGGTAATCAGACAGAAGATCGTCGATATCTTCAACGAGGTCCCGGAAATAGGCCGCGTCTACGACTTCCCCTTGACGTTCACCACATGGGATGATTTCGTGGCCCACTGGAAGGACTCCACGGGCAAGATCCTGGGCTTCGAGATCTCGAGGGCGAGCGCCAAGGACACCTACGACGATCCCGACGAATCCACCTGGACGCACCAGTTCCTTGTCAAGGGGTACATGGGGGTAAACAACGCGGGCGCGAGCGACAACGTCTTCCAGGCGCTCCTGGACGCGGTATGCGGCAGGTTCCGGTTCGACCACTACCTGTCCGGCTGTGCCGGCCAGATCACTTTTGTGACGCCGATGCAGATAATCAGGTCGGAGGAACGGATATTCGGAAGCGTGCTCTGCCATTATGCGGAGCTGACTATTTCGGTAAGTGAACTAATCGTTCAATAATAGGAGGTACAAGATGAAGGGAAAGGCAAAGAAAGAGGTGGACGGGCACTGGCACCCGCTATACGGGATATTGAAGGCCGGTGCCATCGTGGACATTGAGACGGGCGAGGACGGCAGTTATCCGGACCAGATATTTGACAAGGTAGAGGAGAAGAAAACCCCCTCCCTTGCCGCAGATACGACGAAAGGCGGTGAATAGCCATGACGGTGAAAAACGTAAACGGTATTACAGGCGTACTTTATGCCCTTATCAAGTCTGCCGCCTGGGGAGCTGCGGTAGCCTGCGGGGCTGGAAGCGGCATCCTGCTTAAGGGCGACAGCCTTACAAAGAAACAGCCGAACGTCCCTGACAACGCCACGGGGTCTCAGTTCGAGGGGTATTCCGACCTGGGCAATATAGACGCTGGCTGGGGCGCTCCGGCAGACCTCGCTTATGATGGGTATATGCTCATGTTGGCACTGGCGATGGGCACGGCTGGCGTCCCTGCCGCACAAGGCACCGGCTACAAGCATACGCTCAAGATAGCGGCCAGCCGCGCAGGGCTTTTTGCGACGTTCATAAAGAACTACAGGGCTAATATCTTCGAGGCCCCCAGCGTGAAGCTGACCGGCTTCAAGATATCCGGTCCGGACAGCAACGGGCTGGTGAACATAGAGTTCAAGGGCATAGCGTTTGACAAGCTACAGGGCAGTGCCACCAACACTATCGCCACTTTTGCGAACGTCACCTTCCCTTACAAGGGCAACCGCGTCCTGTTCAAGCAGGGAGTATTCAGGCTGAACACACAGAGCGCCGCCGCCCTTGCGTCCCCAGCGGACGTCATAAAGGTAAGCAAGTTTGAGCTGAACTACGACTGGTCTGCGAAGGGCGAATTGACCAGCGAGTTCGGTAACAGGATAGACGAGCCCACAGACGACGGTAAGCCCGTTGTCACCCTTAAACTGGATTTCCCGCGCTATGACGATGCAGGGAAGACCAGGATAGACACTTTCGACGCCGAGGCGCTCCTGAAGGCGGATATAACCTTCACTGGCGCGCTCATAAGCGGGACCGACTACAGGACTATGGCAATCCGTCTGCCGCAGCTCAAAATGGAGCGCCCGGACCAGCCGTTCAACGCGGCCACGATCCCACAGTCAGTGACATATCGCGGCCAGGCAGCCGCGGCGGCCCCGCTGGGCATGAGAACTGCGGACATGGGCTACGACCTGGTAAACCCGTTCGACTTGATGTTCATCAATACCCAGTCGACTAACCCGCTGGCATAAAGCAACCCTCACCCACGGCCCCCTTTCCCCTTAAAGGGCGAGGGGGTTCAAGGAGATTTAATATGAGCGAGGCAAAGAAGGGCCTGGAACTTGGCCCGGCTATCAGGAAATCAAAGGGCGAGTCTGTCACGGCGGTGATCAACCTCGACGACGGAGCCTCGATAGAACTGGCATATATGGACCCGGAGGATATGCGCAGTTTGCGCAAGCGCTCCCTGGCGATGTCATGGGATACCAAGAAAAAGCAGTTCGACTCCTATGATGATAAAAAGCAGTTTGATATCCTGCTCGCGGATGAAGCCATATTGAACTTCAACGGGATGTTCATAGAAGGCGAGGAAGTCACATACTCAAAAGAAAATGCCCGGATGCTTATGCTGCACAGCTTCATATTCGGCGAGATAGTCCACAGGTACGTTACGTCCGTTAATTACTTTATAAAAAAGGTAAAGACCGAGCAGGCGGAGGAAATAACAAAAAACTGACAATGCACCTCCGGGCTTGTGCAGACAATCCGGGGGTGCATTGCAAGGCTTGTGATAGCCAGTACGAGGACGACGGCGAGCTTCCTGATTGCGCAATGGGAAATTGTCCTTTGTCTCCGGGCCTTCTGCCCGCAGCGCGCGAGGCGCTGGAGATCTACCTGACACTGACCGGGAGGCTCGGCAAACTGTTCGGACGGGAAGCGGTCCTTGAAAAATACGACCTGGACCGGGACGATATGGCGATGGTCGAGGCGGCTGGCAGGATCTACGACGAGATATTTGGGAGCAGGGAGCCTGAACCGGCTGAACTGCTCAAAATGCTGATGGGGATGGGGAAAGGGTTGTAAATGGAACTCGATTTTCTAATCAAGGGCAGGGACGAAGCCAGCGCCGTATTCGATAAAGTTACCGGCAAGGTCAATACCCTCCTGGACAAATATCCCAACCTCACCCGCAACCTGGTTGCAGGCGCGAGTGCGGCATACGCGCTCTCCACGGCATTTTCAGTCGTCTCCGAGAAAACCAAGGAACTTATAGAGCTTGCATCCCAAAAGGAGCAGGCCGACCTGCGTCTCGCCCAGGCGATGAAGACGAATCTCCTCTACACCAACCAGAATTTTGAGGGGATGAAGGCTTATGCCGACCAGATAAAAAATACCTATGCGGTTGAAGATGAAGAGGTTAAAGGCATGATGGCCCGCCTCGCCCCGTTCGGTATGACGGTCGAGGAAATAAAAAAAGCGATCCCGGTGATATTGGATTTTGCCAAGGCAAAGGATATAGACACCGCGAGTGCAGCTAATTTTATCGGGAAAGCCTACGTCGGGCATATAGAGATGCTACAAAGAATGGGCATAGTGCTGGACGCGGACCAGGTTAAGACAAAAGGCCTTGACTATATCCTCGGCGAGTTCAATAAGCGCTTCGGAGGCGCGTCCCAGGCGGATATAGGCTCATATTCCCGGCAGGTCAAGGAGATGGGTATCCAATGGGACGATATGAAAAAGAAGATGGGCGCTCCCCTCATGACCTCCGCAAAATGGACAATGGAGAAGATTGAAAGCATCTGGTCATTGGCCGATAAAGTGCTTCAAAAAATGGCCGGTTACAAGGATGATAGCAATTCTTCCACCTCCGATAAAGAAGGAGCCCACGTAAGTACTGACTTCGGGACATCCATAGAGTGGCAAAAAAATCAATCAAAACTTGACGCACAGCAGGATCTACAAAACAAGCAGGAACAGAAAAAGCGGGATCATGAAGGCACTATGGTGGCCATCGCTAATATAGGAAAAGCCCTCGAACTGGCGAGCCTCGATGGATGGGAAAAACAGAAAGCGGAACTTGAGAAAAAGTTTGACGACGAAGAAAAAAAATATCGTGAGGGAGGGAATAAAGGTTTAGAAGAATTCAATGAAAAGAAGGCCGCTATCATCGAGAAAGAACATCAAAAGTGGTTGACTCAGGCAAAGGACACCGCGAAGGCCGCACTGGATGCCTGGCGTGAAGAGGATGAGATCGGAGCCGACGAGCAGGAAAAGGCCTATGAGAAGGTCGGTAAAAAATACAACGAGATCTCTGAACAGTACAAGAAATTGGGCATGGATATGACCGAGGTGAATACTGAGCTTGAAAAGGAGCTTAGTGAAATCCAGAAGAAATATGACGAGATCAACTGGCAAAAAGGCATAGATGCTTTTAATAAGATAGTCGCCGCGCGCGTTGCAAGCGACCAGAAGGCCAGCGGTCTACGGGATTCAATAAACGGCATGGCCAATACCGACCCTACTGGTGAGGCCGCGCGCCAGCATGAACTTACCCAGGAAAAACTCAAATTTGACCAGTTGAACAGTATGCAAAATCGTAGTGCTCAACAAATAGAAGCGGACTGGGAAGCACATAAGGCCGCGATGGCGAGGATCAACAAGAAATACGATGACATAATGGCCCAGGACGATAAGTCGTTCTTCGACCAGATACTGGCAGAAACGGGCATTATGGACGCCAAGCTGGTCGCCGCCCAAACAAAGCTGACGGCAGAACATTACGACAGTGAGATCGATAGGTTGAATAAACAGGATTTAACCGGCGAGGATGCCCGGATACGAGACGAGGAAGTAGCGCGCCTACAGGAAAAGAAGATGGAGGATATCGACGCACTGAAAACAAAATATCAGGACCTTACCGATACCATCTGGAAGTTTAAGGATGCAGAGGACGCCGCAAACGGCGTCCCTCTCACGGCACACCCTGCCGGTGTCGGGTCACCTTCAGGCGCTCCTACAGCTAAGTCAGTAACAGGTGGACCCAGCGGCGACTGGTCTAAAGATATCGATAATTATTATGGTACTCCTGGCGCGGAGTGGCCCCAGGCCGAAGGTGGAGATTACCTGGTTACAAAACCTACTCGTTTTCTTGCGGGCGAGGCTGGCCCGGAAAGGGCCACTTTCACACCGATCGGGAAGGCGGGCAAAGGCGGTGGTGGTGGAGACATGCATCTGCATTTCCCCAGGGCCCTCATTGTTACCCAGGAGAGCGTCCGTGAGTTGGTTAGTATTCTCGAACCCGTAAGGCGCGAGATGGCCGGGAAAGGCAAAATATGAGCCGCAAGAGGATCCTCTACGATAACATGCTCGATGCTCCGGGCGCGGTTGTGACGCCCAGCGACGAGAATGCTACATACAAGTTCTATTACGCCTATGACCGGGATAACGGCATGCCCGCGCTCTTCGGGGATGCAACCTCCCCTTCCGTCGTCATAGACCAAGGCGCTTCCGGTACGATGAGGCCCGACAGGTTCATAGCCGCAGGGCATAACTGGGATGGCTTCACCATCACCATCAAATGGAGCCCAAACAATATCGACTGGTCGAATGTCGCGGCATCCTGGACACAGATGGGTAATAACCTTGTAAATGTTCCCTTTGATAGCCCTGACGGGATAAAGCGTTACTGGGGCTATTCCATCACCGGCAACGGGTCCACAATCCCCCAACAGACCGAGGTGTTCCTCGGCCCTACATACGAGATGGAGAGAAACCCGTCCTATGGAAGCCAGGTGCGCGGGACAAAGGACGGAGTAAAGCGGACGGAACTGGATGGCGGCGGAGTGGTTTATTACGACCGCTGGGGCGGTCTCAATAAGAAATACCGCAAGTGGCCGCTTGCTCGCGCCACTGACGCTATGGCGGCTAATATCAACGACCTCGACGCATTATGGGCAGGTAAAAAGCCTGTTTTCGTCGAGGATGACGACGGTTCCTGGTTCTTTGCGGAGCTGTTGAAGCGCCTCGACCAGGCCGTGAATGGCCTGGATTACTCCAGCTATGAGCTGGAGGTCCTTGAGGTCCTGCCCGTATGAAGACGCTTACGGCGACGCAGCAGAAACACAACTCTAAAAAGAGAAAAACCGAGATTGTACTGTTCGATATCACACTGAAGAACGGTGGCGGCACCCATTATTTCTCTACCCATAACATCAAGGTTGGAAACCAGCAGTATCTGCGCTACGTCAAGAGCTGGTCAGGGCTTTCCCGCACGTCATCCCGTATCACATCGACCACTTCAAATCCAGATATACGGATCGAGTTCCTTAATCGACGTTATAAGACCTTTGCCTTTCTGAGCCAGATAAACGATTTATACCCCTTTACTTTTGCATCGATCCTTATCAGGAAAATCAGTCTGGACGATTTTGGAGGCCAGTCGGAGCCACTTTATGCGTTTGTCGGCAATCTGGACGGCATCGCCTCAGAGGACAGGGACACGTTTATCTGCGGCGTTTCGCACCTGTCCTACTACCTTAATAAAAAGCGCGTTCAGAATATAGTCAACTACAGCAAATATCCGCTTGCGGACCCGAGGGTAATTGCAAGCCCACTCCCCTGGAACTACGGCTCGGTGGCTGGCGCACTATGCGTCCCGGCAAACCCAGGCGCGGTATCGACACTGGCCGTTATTCTTACACCTGGGCAGACAACCGCTACAATCAACGAGGCCCAGGGGGAATTGGCCTTTCCGGTAAGCGGCGCGGCTATAGTGGATAACGACACCATACACTGGACGGGAAAGGCCGGGCACGTCCTAACAGGCGTAACCGGTGTGACCGTGAACCACAACCAGGGCGCGCAGATAGCCGTCGTACAGAGCAACTATGACTATATCTGTAACGACGGGCCGCAGGGGAGCATAATCGGCGTATTAGTGGACGGCGTAAGGCAGACATCAGGGTTCACTGCATATACCGGCCTTACCGGGAGCCAGCATCCTCTTTATCCCAATACAGCCGCAGTGAGTTTTACGGTTAAGGCGACCCTCGATAAGCAGGTGAATTTGGGGGTCAACCAGGGCAGCCACAGCCATAACAGTATGTCCTGGAGCGGGGCCGGGTCCAAGACATCTGCATCGAGGTGGACGGCTACGGTCAATCCGGGCTGGACGGCAAACCAGTGGAAGAACTTTGCCTTCAACGATGGCACGAACTATTTCCTCATCACCGCGAACGGTTCAAATTACGTCGATGTCCTGAGTATCAGTACCGCCATCGCCCTTGCGGCCGGTTCGTATACCGGAACAATAGTCAAGACCGTGACGGAAACCATATTTCAAGATACTCGTGTGTTCTCTTCGATCATGAGTTTATCCGGTATAGACACTTCTCTGTGCGATAGCAGTCAGACCTCATGGGCCTTGACAACTATGTCGAGCTCGTCATATTGCGATACTACAAGGAGTTTTGCGGTTTCCGATAAAGGCACTATAATCGGAGCGAATTTATGCAATACCATTGGCGACCCGACCTATGGCGGCATTGGTCGCTCGACGATTCAAGGGGGAGCATATAACGGCAAATACACGCAGGGAGGCGGGGCGACTTCAGTAACATATAGGTCCGCACTTACTAAGGCAGGACGCCCGTCCTGGGATGAATTCCAAGGTATGACTCTGCGTTTCCTCTGGATTTCCGGGGCTGGTGCAGCCTGCCGTGAGCACTGGTGCGAGGTCATCTACCTGCCCGATGGCGGCGGTTCATCGCCTGCAACCGGCGTAGCACTCACGGGTAACAACACGGCGGAGATGGTTATAGGTAAGGAAGTGGCCATCGAAGGCACCGGCTATAAGGACGATGTCTATGGCACATACACGGGTTCACCGAATAGCACTATAGAGGTCCCGGTAGACATAATTAAACACCTGCTGGTAACCAAGCAAGGTTGGGCTTTAGAAAATATTGGAAATTCTTTCAGTACAACCCGCGCCGCCCAGGTTGCAGCCGGTTACAAATTCGCGTTTTCATGGCGAGAACTCCTTAAAACACAGAAGAATATGTCAGGGAGGACGTTTACCGACCTGATTGACGAACTCGCCTTCCTGTCCCGCAGCGTGTTCTACTGGAGCTATTCCGGCACGGCGGAGCTGGCATATATCCCGAGCACTCCTCCGGCAGGCATAACCATAAACGAGGCCGATACGCAGGGCGGTTTCTCTTTCAGCCGGACACCAGAGACGGACATCTATAACGATTTTGAGGCCGTATTCGATCATGTTTATTCCTCCAACGCTGCGACTGGTGCCAAAGCGGGTACCTGGGCTGGGGACGCAACGGACTCGGACTCATCATCTCAGACAACCTTTGGCGTTTTCTATAAGAAATATGAGCTGTGGGCCGTACGTAACGCCGCCCATGTGCCTAACTGGCTGGCTTTTAGGAAACTTCAGGAAAAAGGCCAGCTCATACCGATTGATTTTGTTATCGACTGGCGAAACGGGGCAAAGCTGGAGCCGGGCGATACCTTTGCTATCAATGCCGTGCTGCATGACGGCATAAAGTTTTGGACGGAATCGGTTGAAGAAATAGGCGAGGGTTTTTATAAAGTAAACGGCCTGAGCTGGCCGGGCCAGCAAGCGGATAACCCGGCTGTAGGTACCGGTACCGTGGAGAGCACGGACCACCTTTCCGCCCATGATGCGGAGACTGTGACGGGGTCTGGATCGGTCGAATCGTCGGATACCATGAACATGACAGAGGCCTAGACCGCAACCGGTACCGGTACCGGTGCGAGCGCGGACCATCTTGGCGGCGGGGGTATCCATGAGGCGTCCTCGGCCCAGGGACAGGGCATCGCGGCTGATGCGGACGGCTTGGCTCATACCGAGGCGACCGAGACGGACGGAGCGGGATGTGTGGAAAGCATCGATGGCGTAGCCCATTCCGAGGCCCAGCAGGCCGCAGGCATAGGTTCGGTTTCCACTGATGAACATAGATTGTACTCGGAGGAAGAGACGGTCTCCGGGACTGGCACCGTTTCAGATACGGACCTGCTGGGCATCCACGAGGCTCAGAAAGCCACAGGCACCGGGACACCGACGAACGCAAGCGGCCTGCACCACACGGAAAGCCAAAAGGTGACCGGCGTGGGATCCGTATCGGAAACCGATACCCTGACCCGGGTATTCCTCAACGACACATTCAATTCGGACGCGGCAGGAAGCCTTGCCAACCACTCGCCTGAGGTCGGCGGGGCATGGTCGAAGGTCGGGACTGGGAATAACTTCGGCAACAATACGAGTACAGGACATTGCGAAATCGACCAAAGCGGCGATACGTTCTACAAGAATGCGGCAGTTCCTTCCAGCGCAGATTATTACGTTGAAGCTGCAATAGGAGGCACTGGCGGATGGGCAAGGCTATATGCAAGGTATGTCGATGGCACTAATTGTTATTCATTAGTTGTAAATTACAATGCAGGCGTCAGCCTTTATAGAGGAACCACGTTACTCGGCACTCTATCCGACGCCAGCACAGCAGGGATATATCGCCTGGAGGTAAAGGGTACGGCGATAAAGGTCTACAAGAACGGCTCGCTTATAATATCGGCAACGGACGGGGTTGTTGCGGCTGCCGGTTCAGTCGTCGTTGGAGGCGCAAGGGACCCGTCTTATTCCAGTTTGTTTACATGGCTCAACTATGTCACTGCGGCAACGACATCTTGACCTTAAATGCAGTAAATCTTAAAGGAAAGGAGGTAAAAACCATGAAAAGCTTTAAAAGGTTTTATTTAGGAAGGATCCTCGCGGCAACCATGCTGGTAATGCTGATGGCCTCGTCCGCGTTTGCGGCGGGCTTCACGCATGCCGGCTACCAGATTGCGCTGGAGAGGTTCCTGAAAGGCGGCGGGGCTACCACGACGTTCCAGGTGGGGCTTACAAGCGCCACGCTGACCCAGGACTCTGCTCTTTCGGCAGCGTCGGCAGGCGAACCCTCCGGAAACGGCTACGGGCGTATAACCGTCGAGCAGTCGGGTACCGGCTGGACCACGAGCGCATCAGACGGAAACGGCTGGAAGCTCACCAGCAAGAACCTTGTCTGGACGGCGACAGGTACGTGGACGCAGACCGTGACGACGATTTTCATCACGGACGGCACGAACCTGATAGCTTGGAGCGAACTGAGTACACCACGTGCGCTTGTGAATACGGATGTGCTGACGAACAACTTCAGTCTGAAGCTGTCGAACTGATTGAGGGACGGGAAGGGGTTAAACCCCCTTCCCGTAATTTTGGAGTAGGAGAGGCAGGCAAAGGGTGTCACCCCTTAGACCGGACGCTGCGCCAACAGCGGCCACGGGCAAGCCCGCTACCTCCCCTCGCGCCGCGCGGACGCAAAGGGGAATATAACACGGTTTGCCCCCAAATTTAAAGGGGGAACTAATGTCTGGATTTGTGCCTTGGGTTGGTGGTAAATCTCGTCTTGCAGCATCGATAATATCCAAAATGCCGTCCCACAAGAGCTATATAGAGGTTTTCGGCGGCGGCGGCTGGGTCCTGTTCAATAAACCAAAGATAAAAACCGAAGTCTATAACGATATAAATGGCGATCTCGTCAACCTTTTCAGGGTTGTCCGGGACCATGACCTTCAGTTTGAGAGGCGTCAACACTTCCTTCTGGCCAGCCGGGAGGAATATACGGCCTTCAGGGAGGCCTGGAGGACCTGCAAGCCCAAGGATGATATAGATAGGGCTATAATGTTCTACTACCTTCTCAAAAACTCCTTTGGGGCCAACGTGACGAGTGGTTGGGGCTATGGGAGACAGGACCGTCCAAGATATCCGACTTGCCTGGAGTCTCTGCCGGTGATCAGGGAGCGGCTTAAAGGGGTTTATATCGAGAATAACAGCTTCGAGAGGTGTATTAAGATTTGGGATCATCCGAACGCGCTCTTTTATCTGGACCCGCCTTATATGGATACAGAGTTTTATTATAAGAAGGGATCGGGCAAATTCGATATGGAAGAGCATGAAAAGCTACGGGATATGTTGAAGTCTCTCAAAGGTCGCTTCATTCTGAGTTACGAGGATCATCCGGTAATAAGGCGGCTTTATAAAGGATTCAAGGTCAAGGATCTAAAAGTGGTCAAGAGGTCGCTTAATAATGTCGGAGAGGTACAGAAGGAAGCGATGGAAATTCTGATAATGAATTGCGATTGCACAGGGTGAAATCGGAGAGCGAAGCGAGTTATCTTGATTTTTGTGAAAAGTTATCTCGCGCCGCTACACGTTCCGGCAGCCTTTGACAGCACCTGAGCCGAGATATAGATATTATTGAGCGGGTTGTTAAGCTCGTGCGC